TGCGGACAAATTGCGGACCAGAGAAGAGAAGAGAAGAGAAGAGAAGAGAGAAGACAAGGGAGAGCGCAAGCGCCCTCCCGCCCGTCCCGACGACGTGGACGAGCAGACCTGGAACGACTGGCTGCAACTGCGCCGCCAGAAGCGCGCCACCGTCACAGCCACCGTGCTCGACGAGGCGCGCAAGGAATCCATTAAGGCAGGCATGACGCTGCAGCGCTTCCTCACCGTGTGGTGCGCGCGCGGCTCGCAGGGCCTGCAGGCCGATTGGCTCAAGACCGACAAGACCGCAAAGAGTTTCCGCGAGCAGGACATCGACGCCAAGCGCGACCGCGTGCGCGAGATGACCGGCGGCCTGCTCGGCAACGACGACATGACCATCGACATGGAAATGGAGGCCCGCTGTGTCGCTCTCATCCCGCTGGATTGATGCCCTCTTCGCCCGCCTGTTGGTGCGCTACGGCGCGTCCTGGCTGCGCATGTGGGATGGCGTGGAAATCGAAGCTGTCAAAGCCGACTGGTCGCGCATGCTCGCCGGCTTCAAGGAGTCCGCGATCCGCCACGCGCTGGACCATCTCCCTGACTCGAAACCACCGACCGCAGGGGAATTCCGCGCGCTGTGCGCTCGCACCCCCGAATACGCGCCGCCCGCGTTGCCAGCCCCGCGCACCGACATCGAGCGCGTGCGCCGCGTGCTCGCGCTGGCCAAGGACGCAGTGAGCACGCAGGGCGTCGATCGCCTCACCAGAGCGCAGGCGCTGCTCGCGCGCGCCGAGCGCGGCGAAATCCGCCTGACGCAAGCTCAAAAGGACTGGGCCAGGGATGTGCTGGCCCGCACCCCGCGCGGGGAGGACGATTGCTGATCGCCCTACTTCTGATCGTTTTCTACTTCCTGATCCACCCATGATGCTCAAAGGCTTTCGACCCGGTTTCCGTGGCGACCCGCACGCCGCGTTTGCAAAACTCCACAAGGCGCGCACGCGCGACGAGGCGCTGTCCAAGCGGCAACTGACCGAACTCGGCATCGGCTACCACGGCGCGCTGTCATCACTCACCGGAGGCCGCGGCTCGGACGCGGACCTGTACACGCTGGCCTGTGCCTCTAACGTCGCGTTGACGTTGTGCGAGATCGGCTACGGCGCCGACGAGATCGAGGACGTGAAGCGCGCGCAGGATCTGCTGATCGCGCTGATCCACGACGATCGCTGCGTCCTGCGCGGCCCGGAGATCAAGCAACTGCAGTCGCTGCTCGCGCTGCACGACGCGCAACTGGAGGCCGTCACCGAGGGGGAGTGGCTGCAGTGCAAGGACGAGGTGGAGCGCCGCATTCGTACCGGGCTGGTGTTGGAGGTGGCGGCATGAATTGCTTTTGGCTCGAAATGTGGCTTTGCCTGTGGGAAGACATGCTGCGCCCGCGCCGCAAGCAACTGCGGAGGGGCGAGGAATGATGGTTCCCATCAAGACCGTCTCGGGGCTCAACGTGCGCGAGCACTGGCGAGCCCGTGCTAGGCGCGTGCGCGGCGAGCGTGAGGCCACAGCGACGCTGCTGCACGGGCATCCGGTCCCCGCGCTCCCCTGCGTGGTGCTGCTGACCCGCGTCGCGCCAAGCAACGGGCTGGACGACGACAACCTGCCAGGCGCGCTGAAGGGCATAAGGGACCAGATCGCGCATTGGATCGGAGTGGACGACAAGCACGCAGACACCGTGCGCTACCGCTACGCACAAAGGCGCGGCCCCTGGGGCGTGGAGGTCGAATTCGCATGAGCGGGACAAAGAGTTGGGTCGCCGCCGGCCGGTGGCAGCAGATGGGGTTTCTGTGCCCGTTGTGCCGCACGCGGCAGGGGCTGCAGGGACGCAAGCGCCTCCTCGTGCGCGGTGTCGCGCAGTTCGTCTGCAAGGCCTGCGTTGAGAAGAAGGCAGCGGCCAAGGAGGCCGCATGAAATCCCTTGCCGGCACCCTTGCGGCGCCCTTTCCCTACTTCGGCGGTAAAGCCTTGGCCTGTGAAACCGTGTGGAGCGCCCTCGGCGCTGTGGACAACTACGTGGAGCCGTTCGCTGGGTCCGCTGCAATGCTGCTTGGCGCCCCGGAGGGCAAGCGTGTCGAGACGATCAACGATGCGGACGGCTTCGTGGCGAACTTCTGGCGTGCGGTCGCCAAGGACGCAGCGGCGGTGGCGGAGCACGCGGACTGGCCGACCAACGAGGCGGACCTGTTCGCGCGCCATTCCTGGCTCGTCAGAAACAGCGTCGGCCTGCTGGAGAAGCTGCACGCGGACCCGGAGTGGTACGACGCGAAGTTTGCCGGCTGGTGGTGCTGGGGCGCGTGCAACTGGATCGGCTCGGGCTGGTGCTCGGGCACCGGGCCGTGGGTGTTCGACGGCGAGCGGATGGTGGACAACCGCCAGTTGCCGCACCTCTCCGCCGGGCAGGGCATCAAGCGCCAGTTGCCGCACCTCTCCGCCGGGCAGGGCATCAACCGCCAGTTGCCGCACCTCGGCGATGCCGGGCGGGGCGCCTATATCCGCGAGTGGTTCGCCCTGCTGCAGGCGCGCATGCGCAACGTGCGCGTCGCGTGCGGCGACTGGACGCGCGTGCTCAAGGATTCTGTGACCACGCGCCACGGGCTGACCGGGGTCTTCCTCGACCCGCCGTACACCAAGGGCGAGATGGACTACGCGGCGGGCGGCGTCGGCGGCGAACTGGCCGATGCGGTGCGCGCGTGGTGCATCCAGAACGGCGCCGACAAGAAACTGCGCATTGTGCTGTGCGGCCACGCGGGCGAGCACGACGAGGTGCTGGCGCACGGCTGGCACCTCCGCAAGTGGACCGCGCGCAAGGGCTACGCGGTCACCGACGAAGCGGTGGAGAACAGCGTGAGCGAAACGCTGTGGTGCTCGCCGCACTGCGTGCCCGAGGTGTCGCTCATCCAAGACCTTTTTGCGGAGATCGCATGAACGTGCGCCGCATCTCATCACCGACGCCGGCGGGGCGCTTAATCAACCCATAGGAGAAACCATGAACCACATCGCCAACCCTCGCAATGATGACGAGGCCATTGAGCAGGAGATCCAGCGCAAGGGCCTCACAGCGCCGCGCTTGACGCCAGCCGACATCGACGCAGCCATTCTCGCTGTGCAGTTCCATGTCTTCCCCGGCACGCAACTCACCGTGTGCTGCATGACGCTGCGTAACGGATTCACCGTCACCGGCGAATCGGCATGCGTCAGCCACGAGAACTTTAATGCCGAAATTGGCGAGCGCATCGCGCGCGAGAACGCCAAGCAAAAAATTTGGGCGCTTGAAGGCTACATGTTGAGGGAGCGCCTGTTTCAGATGAAGTAGCCCCCCCACACAGGCAGCCAAAGTAAGTGCGCGTCCAGTCTCGACACCTCATCGCCTACGCCGACAAGACGCTGCGCGACTTCCAGCGCGACGCCGGCATGAGCCGGCACCGCCTGCGCGAGTACCTGCGCGCCTGCGTCGAGCGCTGGCGAGCCGCTTATGGCGATGCAGTCGCCGACGCAGTGACAGCACACATTAAAACCCAGTGGGGAAAAAAGTGAAGAATCTTAATTTCGTCATCGCGCTCGGAGCTGAGCAACCCGCGCCCTGCACGGCGTTCGCCTGCCCCGAGTTCGCCGGCTGCCGCGATGCGCTGAAGGCTTGCGAAGCGTTCGAGCTCTACGTCGAGGACGGCCAGGCGCGCGACCCGCGCACGCGGGTGACCTACACGCCTCCGCACGGCAAACGCCTCGAATTCCTGGGCGAAAGTATCCTGCCTGCGCATCGTCGCTTCGTTCGGCTGTCGAGGGACGCATGAGCGCAGTCGCCGAGCACACGGAAACCGAGACGCTGGAGCAGATCCTTGCGGAATGGCACCAGTGGCAGCGCGGCGACGGGGTGGCGCGCGGCTACGCCCCGAAGGCTCTGGTGTGCGGGGACTACCGCATCTCACGGCAGTATGACAGCGACAACGGAGCGCTCGATGATGACTTGGACGACTTCCGCATGCGCACAGTTGACTTCGAGGTGCGCGAGATGCCCGAGCCGTGGCGCTCGGCGGTCTACGTGCTGGCCCGCGCGCTCACCGTGGGGTGCATGGTCATCATGAGCCCCCGCCTGCCGCAGGATCGGGCGGAGCGTGAGCGCGTGATGACGCAGGCGAGGGCGATGATTGCCAAGCGGCTGAAGGCGGCCGGCGTAATGTGACGCGGATGCAACGGTGCCCGGCGCATCGATTCCAGATCGCGTATAAAGGCGCCGTGGGCGGAGCTACGCCCACCACAACCTGAAGCCCGCGGCGTCACAGCCGGCGGGCTTTGACGTTTTCGGGGTCGAGCTCGACAGCCGGCCGGAAGCACCTGCAGCACTGCGAGCCCTGTCTCGCCCTTGGGATGGATGCATCCCGCATTGCAGGCAACCCCGGCCGCCGCGTCCGTTGGTAGCCGCAGGTATAGCGGCGAGGGCGCTTGGCTCGGCCCCGCATTCACTCATGGCCCCGCGCTCATTCCTGCAGCCAGAGCAGGCCGCCCCCGCGGGAGCTAAACATAGGGGCGGGCACCTTTCGCCATGCGCACTCCATGGTTCTGGTTCGAGTGAGAACGGCAGGACGCAGCCCCCGCACACCGGGGGTAGCCCGATGCGTCCCTCCCCCTTGAGATCAACCCCCGAGCGGGAATCTCCCATGAGCAATCAGACGAAATCAACCGAATCAAAAGAATCAAGCGGACGCGGCGGCAAACGGGCCGGCGCCGGACGCAAGAAGGGCAGCCTCACGCAGAAGACGCGCGAGATCGCCGAAGCGGCTGTCGAGTCTGGCATCACGCCGCTGGAGTACATGCTTAGGGTGATGCGTCAGCAGACGGAGCACGAGGACCCGAAGATCCAGGCGCAGCGCGAGGCGCTGGCTTTTGATGCGGCCAAGGCTGCGGCGCCCTACATGCATCCGCGCCTGGCCACGGTGGAGCACACCGGGCAGGACGGCGGCGCCATCGAGCACAGCGTAAGGGTCACGTTTGTCGACTGACGCGCAGTTCCCGGGCTGGGCTCGTGGACTGTTCAGCCCGAAGCGCTACAAGGTGCTCTACGGCGGGCGTGGCTCGGGGAAGTCCTGGGCGGTGGCGCGTGCGCTGTTGCTGCGCTGTGCGATGCAACCCACGCGCGTGCTGTGTGCGCGCGAGGTGCAGCGCTCCATTCGTGATTCGGTGCACCGGCTGCTATCGGACCAGATCCAAAACCTCGGCCTTGCGGGCAAGTTCGAGGTGTTGGATCAGGAGATCCGCGGCAAGAACGGGTCGCTGATCGTGTTTTCGGGGCTGTCACAGCACACCGTGGACTCCATCAAGTCCTATGAAGGCATCGATCTGGTGTGGGTGGAGGAGGCGCAGGCCGTCTCCAAGCGAAGCTGGGACGTGCTGACGCCCACCATTCGCAAGGCGGAATCCGAAATCTGGATGAGCCTCAATCCCGAGCTGGAGACGGACGAGACGTTCGCCCGCTTCATCAAGACGGAGCGCGCTGACGCTTGGGTGCAGAAGGTGAACTTCACCGAAAACCCGTGGTTCGGCGGCGCGCTGGAGGGTGAACGGGCGCACGCGCAGGCGACGATGAGCGCGGCGGACTATGGCCACATCTGGGAAGGCAAATGCCGCCCGGCTGTCGCTGGAGCCATCTACTTCGACGAGATCGCCAGCGCGGAGAGTGCCGGGCGGGTTGGCCGCTTCCCCGTGGACCCGATGCTCAAGGTGCACCGGGTGTGGGACATGGGCTGGAATGACGCGATGGCCATCATCCTGGCGCAGCGCAACGGCTCCGCGCTGACCGCGGTTGGCTACGTGACCGGCACCCGGCGCACGGTGGCCGACTACATTGCGGACTTCAAGGGCGATGCGTACCGCGGCTGGAACTGGGGCAGCGACTTTCTTCCTCACGACGGCTTCGCAAAGCACAGACAGACGGGCAAGAGCGATGCCGACGTGCTGCGCGGCCTGGGCTGCACGGTGGCGCAGACGCCCAACGTCGAGGTAGAGCAGGGCATCCGGCAGGCCCGCATGGTGTTCCCGCGCGTGGCGTTCGACGCCGCAGGCTGCGCCTCCAAGGATCACGAGCTCCCGGGGCTGGTGGAGTGCCTGAAGCGCTACCGACGCCGCATCAATCAGACGACGCAGACCCCCGAGGGTCCGCTGCACGACGTGCATTCCAACGGTGCCGACGCTTTCCGCTACCTGGCGCTGGTGGCCGATCAACTGAGCAATGAAGACTGGGGTGCGCTGACGTACCCCGACATGAACTACGTCTAGAACCATGGCCAAGAAATCCGACGACGACCTGCGACAGATCGTGCAGCAGGAGGTCGGATCGGCCGCTGCATGGGCGGACAGTGCCATCCGCGCCGAGCAGGAACGCAACCTGCGCTATTACCTCGGCATGCCCGACGGCAACGAGGTGCAGGGGCGCTCGCAGGTGCTCTCGTGGGACGTGTTCGAGATCGTCGAGTCGGCAATGCCCTCGTTCCTGGAGCCATTCTTCGCGGGTGACACGATTGGCGAGTTCCAGCCCCGCAAGATGGGCGACGAGGCCTACTGCGATCAGGCGACCGAATACGTCAATCATCTCATCAAGGACGAGAACCGCGGGTTCCTGCTCTTCAACACCTGGCTGAAGGACTGCCTCATCAGCAAGGTCGGCGTGGTGCGCGCCAGCTGGCAGACCGAGGAGCCGAAGCGCGTCTCCTTCGGCGGGCTGGACGATGCGCAGATGACGCAGCTCGGCATGGACCCGGACTCGCAGATCATCGAGCACAGCGCCCACCCCGTCCCGGGCCTGCCCGCGCTGAACCCGGCGCAGCTGATCCAGTTGGGTGGCCAGGTGCCGATGCTGCACGATGTGACGGTGCTGCAGAAGCAGTCCGGCTGCGTGAAGATCGAGAACGTTAGGCCCGAGCGCTTCATCGTCAGCCGCGGCGCGAAGTCGATCGACACCGCGCGCTGCGTCGGCGAGTTCGTCAGCTACACGCGATCCGACCTGCGCGAGATGGGCTACAAGGCGCAGGCCGATTCGGTCAGCTCCTTCGAAGACCTGATGTCGATCGGAGGCGCCAACGGCAGTGAGGTACTGCGTGACGGCGACGGCGCATCGGTGCGCGAACTGGTCGACTCCGCCGACCCGTCGATGGAGGAGGTGGTGCTGTTCCGCGGCTTCGTCAAGGCGGATGTGGACGGCGACGGCATCGCCGAATACCGCTCGGTGCTCGTCGGCGGAAATGAAGTGCTGGAGAACGAAGAGGCCGAGTGGCACGATTACTGTGTCCTGACGCCGATTCCCATCCCGCACCGCGTGGTGGGCATGGGCTACGCCGACCCCGCGGTCGACATCCAGGACGTCAAGACCTCGCTGACCCGGAACTACCTCGACTCGCTGTACCAGGCGAACCGCCCGCGCACCTACGTCAACATGGCCGCCGGAGTAAACCTGGACGACCTGCTGAACACCCGCATTGGCGGGGTGGTGCGCGGCAAGGCGCCTCCGGGTGAGGCCATCGCGCCGCTGCAGACGACGCTCGTCTCGCGCGACGCGCTGGAGGGCATCGAGATGGCCGAGACGATGCGCGAATCGCGCCTCGGCATCACGCGCTACAACCAGGGTCTCGACGCGGACACGCTGAACAAGACCGCGACCGGCGTGCGCTCTATCACCAGCGCGGCGGACAAGCGGTTGAAGATGACGTTGCGCGTCCTCGCCGAGACCGGCGTGCGCGACCTCTTCCGCCTGCTGTTGAAGATCGTCACCAAGTACCAGGACCGGCCGGCGGTCGTGCGCATGCGCGGGCAGTGGGTGACCTTCAACCCCGCGCAGTGGTCTCCCGACATGGATTGCGTGGTGGCGGTGGGCCTGGGCACAGGTGACCCGACCGAGAACATCATGATGCTGCAGCAGTTCGGGCAGTACATGCAGATGGCGATACCGTTCGGCGTGGTGACGCCGCAGAACATCTACCAGTTCGGGCTGATGCTGGCGAAGAACGCGAAGATCCGCGGCGCCGATCAGAGGCTCATCACCGACCCGGGACAGGGGCAGCCGCAGCAGCAGCAACAACAGCCGAACCCCGAGATGGTGAAGCTGCAGGGCCAGATGCAGATGAAGCAGATGGACATGCAGGCCGACGCGCAGAAGTTCCAAGCTCAGGCGCAGTTCGACGCCACCGAGAAGGACAAGGATCGCGCGACGCAACTGCAGATCGTGTCCATCCAGGAACAGAACAAGATGCGAATGGAGCTGATGGAGCTTGCCGCGGGGATGCTCTCGGCAGCCGTCGCTCCGACGCAGGCGCCGACGAATCTCTCAGACGGAACGACCATCGATCAGAGCGCGCAGTCGCCTGGCGTGACGCCGCAGCGGCTCGCCGCGGCGATGCAGATGATTGACCAACTCGCCGGCAGGCTGGGGGCGGACTGATGACGGACCAGCAGAGCCGCGACATTGCGCGCGGCGAGCACGCGCGGCGCATCCTCGACGATGCGTTTGTGCAGGAGGCGCTCGCCGCCGTGAAGGGCGCCATCCGGGAGCAAATGTTCGAGCTGCCGATCGACGCCACCAAGCCGCGCGAGTTCCTCGCGCTGATGGATAAGGCGCGCACGCAGTTCGAGGGCTGGTTTACCGCCGCGATCGAAGGCGAGCGCATCGCGCGGCTGGAACTCGCCGCAGAGGCTGAGGCGATGCAGCACGTCGAGCGCATCAACCAGAGGATGCGCGCATGGCTGGCGTGAAGAAGGCCCCCGAGGCGGTGCCTACGCTGGACGCCTACATCGCACCGCGCGAGGCGCGCAAGCTGCCTGTGGTGCTCTCCAGCGTGACGCATCCGGCGCCGGACCGCGCCATCTTTGAAGGCCGCTTCGGCGGCATCCGCATCGAGCAAGGGCCGATCGGCTGCGTCTGGTCGGACGGCTCGCGCGAATAGATTTCATCAACCCGGCGCGCGGCGGTTCCGCGCGGCCATCCAGTTAGGCACAACTCCGCAAGGGCTCCCACGGGAGCCCTTTTGCATTGGGGCGCACTCCTGGAGGCGAACTGACGACAACACCAATGTCTGACGCACTGACTCTCGACGCTTTCGTTTCTGAACTGGGCGCGGCGAACACGCCACCGGCCGAGCAACCCCCAGCGGACTCGGCCCCCGTGGACACCGCCCCCGACGAAAGCGCTGCCGAGGCCATCGCCGAAGCCGAAGCGCCGCAAGACGCCGACGCCGAGGCAGCCGCACCCGAGGACGGACAACCGGCAGACGCCGGCCCGACCGACGAAGCGGTCATCAAGTGGTCCACCGGCTCGGGGGAATCGTTCGAGGTGCCGGTAGCCGAACTGAAAAACGGCTACATGCGCGATGCCGACTATCGGCAGAAAACGCAGGCACTCGCGGACGAGCGCAGGAGCGCGCAGACGCAACTGCAGCAGCAGGTCCAGCAGATCGAAGCCTTCGCGCCGGAATTCGGCGCGGTGGCCAACCTGCAGGCGCAGGTGCGGCAGTACGAGAATGTGAACTGGCAGTCCCTTAGGCAGCAGGACCCGGCGGCGTATCAGGCGCTCGTCGCGGATTACTCGCTCGCTAAGGACAAGCTTGGCCAGGCACAGAACGGACTGCAGAGCAAGCGCCAGCAGTGGCAGCAGGCACAGGCCGGCGCCTTCGCACAAGCCTCCCGCGAGGCCGCGGAGCACCTGAGCAAGCTGCCCGGCTTCAAGGGCAACGAATCGCTTAAGTCGATGCGCGACTACGGGCTTAAGAGCGGCTTTACCGCCGACGAGCTCGCGCAGGTTGCCGACAAGCGCACGCTGGAAGTGCTGTGGAAGGCCCAGCAGTGGGACTCGCTGCAGAGCAAAAAACCCGAGGTGGATAACAAGGTGAAGGCGCTTCCCCCGAAGGCGAAGCCCGCGACCGCGGCCCCTCGAACCACTAAACAAGAGCAGGTCACGAAGGCGTTGCAGTCCAGGCGCTCCCTGTCGACCGACGACTTCGCGGCGCTGCTCAAAGCCTCCAGGTAACACATCATGGCTCAGATTGCCAACACCATGGCCTCCTTCAACTCTTCGCGCGTGCGCGAGCAGTTGATGGACAAGATTTGGAACGTCTCCGTGTCCGAGACGCCGACGCTCGCCCTCATCGGCAAGCAGAAGGTCGATGGCCCGTTCGTCGAGTGGCTGAACGACACGTTCGCCGCCGGCGCGTCGAACAAGGTCGAGCAGGGCAACTCCAGCGCGCTCGCCGCCCCGGCGGACGTTTCGCGCTACTCCAACCGCACGCAGATCTCCGAGAAGGTCTTCGGCGTGACCGGCACGCAAGAGGCCGTGGAGAAGGCGGGCGGCTCGTCGGAAGTGGACTATCAGGTCGCCAAGAAGATGGTCGAGCTGAAGAAGGACATCGAGTTCGGCTGCCTGCAGAACACCACCGCCATCACCGCCGCGTCGGGCGTCGCGCCGCAGTCGCGCGGCCTGCTCGGCTTCATCGCTACCAACACCTCCAAGGGTGCGGGCGGCGCCGATCCGGCCCCGCTGAGCAACACCGCCCCGACGGACGGCACGCAGGCGGCGTTCACGGAAGCGATGCTGAAGACCGTCCTAAAGGCGATGTTCGACAACGGCGCGCCGATGGGCGACAAGCAACTCTACGCGCTGATCCCCAGCGCGCAGCGCACCACGTTTGACGGCTTCCTGGCTGGTCAGACGCGCTTTGACAAGGCCGAGGACAAGACCCTGTCGGCGCTGCTGGAGGTGTACATCGGCCCGTTCGGCCGCGTCAACGCGGTGAACGCGCGCCACATGCGCACGCGAGAAGTGTTCGTCATCAACCCCGATTTCGCCAAGCTCGGCACGCTGCGCCCGATGAGCGACAAGAAGCTGGCGGTCACCGGTGACGCCGAGAACCACCTCATCAACTGCGAGTGGACGCTCATCGTCAACAACGAGAAGGCGCACGGCGCCATCCGCGACCTAACATGACCTAACGTGTAGAATCTCCAGCATTGGCGCGGCTTTCGCGTCTTTGCTGGAGGGACTATGCGCAGATCACGGATAGGCGAGATCCAAGACCGCTTTTGGCAGCGGGTAGAGAAGAAAAAGCCGGACGAGTGCTGGCCCTGGAAGGGGACGATGCATGGATCCGGCTACGGCGTCATTCAGGGCAAGTTGTTCGGCGAGTACGTCGAAGGCAGACCCAAGGTATTGGCGCACCGGGCCAGTTGGGTGATCCACAACGGCCCTTTCCCGGAGCATCCGGGCGACTATCACGGATGGGTTGTCCTGCACGCATGCGACAACCCGCGGTGTGTGAACCCGGCGCATCTCACGATCGGGTTGCAGCACGAGAACGTCAAGGACATGGACCGCAAGGCGCGGGACAACCGCACCGGGCTCGCTCCGCAGCGCGGCACGCAGCATCGCCGCGCGAAGCTCACGTCCGCACAGGTGGCCGAGATTGTGGCGAGCGACGAGACGCATCGGGCGCTTGCCGAGAGATTGGGTGTATCGACCGACACCGTGGAACGTGTGCGGCGTGGCCAGAGCTACGTCGGCGAATCCTGTGGTGTTCGCATCGATCGCCCGCGCTTCAGCGCCTCGGGGGAAGAGAACCCGAATGCGCGATTGACATACGAGCAGGTCAAATTGATCCGCACATCGCCGCTGACGACTCATGCGTTAGCCAAAGAGTTGGGGATCTCGCAGACCGCGCTGGCCTCTGCACGCAGGGGCGCAACGTACAAGGACGTGGACGTGCCGATCCCAGAGATACGGCATGGCAGACCAAGGAAACGATGACAAAGGCCCCCACCCGGGGCCTTTTTTCATTGGGCCACCCCAATGACAAGAGGCACCAAGGCACGAACATTCATGCGAGCACTCGACTACGGCAACCACTCGGTCACCTTCTTCCACCAGGAAGACGACAAGACCATCATCGGCACGAAGACGGACGTTTCCGGCGCCATCGATCGTGTGCAGCGCATGCGCCAGGCGCAGATTAATTCCGATGCGCTCGGGCACTGCATTGCGGCCATCCCGCTGGAAGCGGTGGCGCAGTGGGGGCAGCAGTTCGGCCTGACGCTGGAGCAGGTCGCGCAGGACAACAAACTGCTCGACCGCTGCATCGCCGATTACAACAAATTCAAAGTGCACAAGGGCTGGGCCTGACACATGCAACGCTTCTTCGATGTTGTGCAGGATCGCCGCGGAAACGCGATCGTCGGCGCCACGGTGACGGTGAAGGATGCCACCGGGGCAAACGCTACGATCTACTCCGACAATGGCGTTACGTCGATGGTCAATCCGCTGCAGACCAATCCCGACGGCGAATACACGTTCTTTGCCTCCAATGGCCGCTACACGGTGCAGATCGTCGCTGACGGATACGGCTCGGACATCATTACCGATGTCGTGCTCAACGACCCGGACGACCGCGGCAACGTGATTTCCGTTACCGCCAGCCGGGCGCTGACCGCAGCCGATGCGGGGCAGTGGCTGGAGGTGACGAGCGCGAGCGCGGTGACCCTCACCGTGCCCTCGACGCTACCCCTCGGCGTGCGCTATTCAGTGATCGTCTGTCAGGCGGGCGCTGGGCAGGTGACGCTCGCCGCCGGCTCCGGCACGACGCTCGCCACAGCCAGCTCGCTGACAACGCGCACACAGGGCTCGGTGGTGGCGCTCTCCGCTGTGGGCGCTGGCGCCTATCAGGTGTATGGGGATCTCACATGAGCGCGGCTCTGCTCGGCGTCATTGCGTCATGTCGGCGCTCAGGGAGTGGACCGAGCTACGGGTTTCAGCTCAACAACGCGCGCTATACCGTCTCCAATGGGGGGCGTGACGCCTCCTTCGCTGTCGTCCCGGCTGGCGCGTCGGGTCTGTATAACAACCTGTGCGGCGTCGGGCTGTCGGGCAAAACCTACTGGGAGATGTCCGTGCTCGCAGTGGGCGATAGCACGATCGGGCCAGGTATCGGGCTGTTCGCGGATTATGCCCACGTGTGGAACGCCGGCACGGGCTCTGCTGCAATGGTGATCGGCGCCGGACCCTGCGGCAATACCGCCTCGGGCGCATTCTGGGGCTCGGGCTTTCTGCTGTCGGCCTATGCCTGGGGCGTCGGCGACCGCATCGGCTTCGCCTATGACGCGAGCACGCGCAATCTGTGGGTGCGCAAAAACGGGGTGTGGCTGACGGGAGACCCGGCGACCGGCACCAGCCCGATGACTCAAGTGGGCACGGGCTACACCTACTATCCCGGCGTCTGTATCAACACCTGCACATCCACCACGCAGACCGCTAGCGTGCGCTTGTACGGGCGTACCGTTGACTTCGCCAATGCCGCCCCGAGCGGCTTTGCCGCCTACGCACCATGACCGTCCTATCCTCCAGTATTGCCAGCGGCTACGGCATCCGCACCTATGCGGATCTGAAGCAGAAGGTCGGCGAATGGCTGAACCGCACCAGCCTGTCCGATGTCATCCCTGACTTTGTGCAGCTAGCCGAGACCGCCATCCGGCGCGACGTGAAGACACGCGCGCAGGAGCAACTTGCCACCGGCACGAGCGACGCGAGCAACACGTTCCCTGTGCCGGCGGACTTCATCTCCGCGCGCCGCCTTGCCTTCGGCAGCCACCGGAAGGACTACGTTTCGCCGGTGGTATACACCGACAAACTTGCGCGCTGCTCGCAGGACGACGACTACACCATCATTGGCCAGACCGTCTACGTGCTGGGGGTCGCTGGCGCCTACGTCCTGCTCTACTGGCAGGCCTTCCCGCCGTTCTATGCCGACCCAGACACGAATTGGCTCCTGACAAACGCGCCCGAGGTTTATCTGTGGGCGGCGTGCGAGAAGGGCGCGCTTTATCTGAAGGACTACGACGCGGCTGCGGACTTCGGCGCGCGCTACGCAAAGGCGGTGTCCGAGATCAACGCGGCAGAAGAGGATGCGCGCTTCAGCGGCGCACCGCTGGTGCTGCCGGTTGACGGGCCAACCCCATGATCGAGCTCGTAGGCTTCGCGCCGGATGCAGAGCCGTCAACGCCGGGTGTCTTCACCGACTGCACTAACCTCCTGCCCTTCGAACAAGGCTTTCGCGCCGCGCCGCAGCCGGTGGCCCTCGGGCTGCCGGCGCTCGCCGCGGAGTGCCGCGGGGCAGCGGTGACGATCGACCTGGCGGGTAACTCGCGCCTGCTCGCCGGCACGACGGCGGGACTGTACGAGGCCGCCGGCACCGCGTGGACCGATCGTTCGCAGGCTGGCGGCTACACACTCGGCAGCGAGGACCGCTGGAGCTTCGCCGCCTACGGCAACGCGGCGCTTGCCGCCACGCCAAGCAAGAGGATTCAGCGCTCCACCGGCGCCGGCTTCACCGAGGTCAGCGGCGCCCCACAAGCGCAAATCATAGAGAGCGTGCAGAACTTCGTGATCGCCTTCCACACCAACGAGGCGACCTACGGCGACCAGCCTGACCGCTGGTGGTGCTGCGCGCTGTATGACGAAACCACCTGGGCGCCGAACGTCTCCACGCAGGCCACCACCGGCCGCATTGTCGACGGTCGCGGAGGCTTCAAAGCCGCCAAGCGCCTGGGGTCGGACATCGTGGCGTACAAGGAGCGCGGGGTCTTCGTCGGGCGCTATTCGGGGGCGCCGGTGGTGTGGGACTTCACTCCGGCGTCCGAGGATGTGGGCTGCATCGGTCAGGACGCCATCGCGGTGACCTCCGTCGGGCATGTCTTCGTCGGCAGCGACAATATCTACCTGTTTGACGGCACGCGCCCCGTGCCGTTGGCGACCGATGTGGTGCGCCAGTGGTGGTTGGACAACTCTAGCAGTCAGTATCGCCAGCGCACGCGCCTCCTGTGGGACCGCTTCAACAACCTGGTGTGGATGTTTTTCCCTGGCCGTTCCTCGTCCGGTGCGGCGGACATGTGCCTTGTCTACCACGCGCTGCACCAGCGCTGGGGGCGCTGCGACACGACTGCCGAGGCGGTACTTGTCTACCTCACCAATGGCTCGATGACCTATGACGGCGGCTCCCCGCTGGTGCCCTCGTTCGATGGTGGCCCGTCGATCCCCTTCGATTCGGTGCTGTGGCTGAACGCGGTGGAGGCGCCGGCGCTGTTCGCCTCGAATCATCAACTCAAGGCGATGAACGGCGACCCCGGGGACTGCTCCTTCACCACTGGCGACTATGGCGACGCGCGCGATGCAACGATGGTGCGCGGGCTGCGCCTGCAGTTCTCGCGTAGCGTGGCGGTGGCCGATTGCACCGGCTTTACGCGCGAGGTGGCCGGCGGCGCATTGACCGCGCAGGCGGCGGTGGAGCTGGACGATGGTTGCTTCGATGTGCGCCAGACGGCGCGCTTTCACCGCTTCCGCGTGGATCTGTCGGGTGACGCGCGCTTCTCCGGCATAGACCTCGAAATCAAGCCCGCTGGGCGACGCTGACCATGGACCTTGGACAGAACTACGCCCAAATGCCGTGGGCGGAGTTGGAGCGGCTGCGCCTGCAAGGCGGCGACCAAGTGGTGTTGGCGCCCTACGAGCACCGCGCCTATGCGCGCGAGGTGGTGGGCGCCAATCCGCTGATGGCGCTGCCGATGGCGGCGATGGTGCCCGCTTATCAAGCGTATAAGGCACTCGGTTTCGAGGGGGGCGGCCCGACCGACACGCCGCCCTCGTGGGATCAGTTGCGCGCCGGTCTACTGGGCATCAAGGAAGGGCTGCTCGGATCATGAGACTCGCGCCAGACCCGCGCTTGCCGGCCGATAGCGCGCGCCTTCTGCAGCGACTGAACGATGTAATCGGGCAGATCGCGCGTCAGGTGAACGGCGTCAGCGAAGGTACGGCGGCGGCGATCCACAACGCCAGAACCGCGGCGCCCACCACCGGCACCTGGGGGCTCGGCGACTTCCTGCGCAACGCCACCCCCTCGGGCGGGGCGCCGGTGTTCGGCTGGCTGTGCGTGGCCGCCGGCACGCCGGGCACCTGGGTCGCGCTCTCCGCGTCGGGCGGCGGCGGCGCGGGCTCGGTGACGAGTGTGAACATCACGCCGCCGGCCGCAGGATTGACCGCGTCTGGCGGCCCGATAACAACGTCGGGCGCCATCACACTCGGCCTCGCCAACGACCTGGCGGCGCTCGAAGGGCTCGGCTCGACGGGCTTTGCGCAGCGCACCGCGACAGACACCTGGACGACGAAGGCGCTCGTGCTCTCGCGCGGCGCGAGCTGGGGCGGCGGCGGCGTGGCGATGGTGCTGCCGACCAACGACGTGGTGGTGTCCTGCCCGACGGCGGGCACGATCACGAAGGCCACGCTACTCGGCGTCGGCGGCCCCGGCTCGTGCGTCGTCAACGTCTTCAAATGCGCGGCGGGCGCCTATCCCACTGTGTCGAGCATCTGCGCGTCCTCCAAGCCGACACTGAGCGCAGGCTTCAGCGTCGTCAACAGCACGCTGTCTGGCTGGACGACGGCGATCGCCGCCGGCGACGTGCTGGTCTTCAGACTCGAATCAACGAGCACATTCACGGGGCTATCCCTCGTGCTGGACATCGCCCCATGACCACGCAAACCTATTCGGCCGTCATCGATCACACCACCGACGCGGGCTTCCGCGCGTGGGGCTCTGCGCTGTCGACCAACCTCGCCGCTGCGGGTCTCGTACAGACCGCCGACACGGGCCAGATCAACTGGACGACCGTCACGCGCCCCGGGACCAGCACGGCGGCCGGCTATGAAATCTGGCGCTTCGCCGATTCGAGCCTTTACCTCAAGATCGAATACGGCACGGGCGGCAGCGCCACGCTCCCGCAAATGTGGGTCACTGTTGGCACGGGAAGCAGCGGTAGCGGAACACTCACCGGGCAGTCGAGCACGCGCTCTATCTGGAGCGGGCAGACTGTCGCACAAAGCACGGTGACCACTTACACCACCTACATTGGACGAAACAACGATGTGTTGTCCATCGTGTGGGGACTGAATGCCCTGGGCGGCTCGTATCCTCTGGGGCTCCTGTGCGTTGGAAAGACGGTGGACGGGACGGGCGCCTCCACCACCACCGGATTCGCGGTGCTGCACCTGACGAGCTCCTCAGGGGGCAACAGCCTGCAGAGCGTTCGTATCGCAGCCACTGCAGCGACGTACAACGACACGACGAACTTTCTGGTTGTTCCGGGCAACCCGACGTCATCGTTAGTGGGCTCGGACATTCAGGCTTATCAGTGCTGGATGAATGTGCCGCAGGTGCTCCCGTTCATCGGGGCGTGCGTCTACGTCATCAGCGAGATCACCAAGGCCAACACGTTCACTACGGCGATGGTGGGCTCGACCCCGCGAACGTACTTTGCGATCGGGGCGCTGGGGAGCAGCGGAACGCAGATGAACGGCCAGGGCACCGTGACCTACTCCTTCGCCTTCCTCTATGAATGAATCATGGCCGTCATCGCAACGCCCGCCACTGACGCGGCACTGGTCAAGACCTCTCTCTCCAATGCCGTCCTGCCGTTGCGCGTCACGCTCGTCCCCGGTGGGCGCGTCGTCGGCGCGCCGCAGCCTATTGCGGTGAACGCCACCGGAACCACTGGCCACGCCATCTAAGAACCCTCAGGGAGACCCCACATCATGGGCATGTTCGATTCAACCCCCGCGCAGCAGACCACTGGCCTACCAAACTGGGTCAACCCCTACGCGCAGAACTTTCTGCAGCAGGCCTCGGACCTGGCGAATAAGCCTTATCAGCCCTACTCAGGGCAGACGGTGGCGCCGCTCAACCCGTACACGCAGCAGGGCGTGAACATGCAGGCGACGCTCGGCGCCAACGGCACGCAGGTGGGCAATGTCGGCTCGCAGGCACTGTCGGACATCATCGCCGGCAAGAACATGGGCGGCAATCCGTACCTCGACCAGCAGGTGAACGCTGCGCAGCAGGATCTGGTGCGCAACTACAACCTCGCCACCGCGCCGCAGATGGAGAGCGCGATGGTGAATTCCGGCTCATTTGGCAATTCCGGGCTGCAGCAGATGCAGCAGGCGCAGCAGAGCGACCTGCAGAGGAATCTGGGCGTCGTCTCTGCGAACATGCGTGGCGCGGCCTATGACCAGGGGCTGCAGCAGCAGACCGCGGCGCTCGGCATGGTGCCGCAGTTCAACGCGCTCGCCTTCGGCAACGCGCAGGCGCTGCAGGGTGCCGGCAACGTGCTGCAGGGGCAGCAGCAGAACGAGCTTACCGACCAGTACAACCGATTCCAGGACGCGCGCCAGTACCCGTATCAGCAATTGAACGTGCTGGGCTCGGCTCTGGGGCACAACTTCGGCGGCACCGCCAGCGGCACGCCCGGCTCGGCCAGTCCGGCGGCGCAGGTGCTCGGCGGCGGCATCGCGCTGGGCTCGCTTTTCTCGGGCGGCACGGACTCCGCCGCCAACGGGCTGATGAGCGGCGCGAAGTCGGCATGGTCCGGCATCAAGGGCCTTTTCGGGAGCTGACACATGGCGTTCGACCCTAATCAGGGCCTCTTCGCGCAGGGCCGGCAATGGTCATTCGATACCCCCATGGCGCGCGCGGAATCGGAGTCCGCGGGGCTGAATTCTGAGAACGGACGCGCCGACTACGGGCTGGGCAACACCACCATTGACCCCGGGGCGCTGGCCGCGGCGCTCGGCTACAACCTGCAGATGACGCAGGGATCGGGCTCCGCCGCATCGCAGGAGGGCGGCCCGCCGACCTGGGACCAGCAACAGAACGCCAGTACGCTGGACAGCTTCAACCAGTGGCTCCAGGGCCACGGCTACACACTAGGCACCGCCTGGGGTAGCGAGGGATCATCCAACCCGCTGGGCGGGTCGAGCAACAAATATCAGCAGTGGTTCGACGCCAACGGTAACGCGGTCGGCCCGCAGGGTATGTCCAAGGGAGACAATGGTCTCAGACTAATTTCTCCCATTCTGATGGCGGCCGGCGGGGCACTCCTCGCCCCGGCGGCGGCCGGGGGTGAAGCGGCGGCGTCGGCAGGCACGGCAGCAGGCAGCGCGGCGGCCTACGTGCCCAGTTCCACGGACCTCGCGGCGCTGTACGGCCCGGCCGGCTACGACGGCGCGTCGGCAGCCGCAGGCGCGGGCTCCGGCGGCAGTCTGCTCGACACACTCAAAAGCGGCTACGACGCGGCCTCCAAGGCGCAGAAGATCATGCAGGTGGGCAAGTCCCTGCTCGGCGGGCAACAAGCGCCCAGCGGGGCGGCTGGGCCCCTCGGTGGGGCATTTGGAGGCGGGCAGTGGAGCCCGCAGGCGATTCAGGCGCCGGGCGCCGCGATGAATGACTGGATGACGCGGCTGCAGGCGCAGAACACGGCGCGCACGGCGCTTAACAACGGACTACTGGGGGGTTTCTGACATGGGAGTGTTGAGCGATAGCGGCGCGCTGTTGGGGCCGCTGGGCAGCTACGACCCGGACGCGCCGGGACGGCAGGCGTTGATGGCGCTGGGTCTGCGGCTGATGAGCACGCCCGCGCCCTTTATGACGGGACTTGGCGAGGCCGGGCTGGCGGCGCAACAGACGTACCAGCAGGCGAAGGACCAGCAGTTTCAGGACATGATGAAGGCCTCGCAAGTCGAGCAGATGCTGCGCAAGCAGCAGTGGATGCAGAGCCTATATGGCGGGGGGCCGCCCTCGGCGGGCGCCGCGCCTGCCGGCTGGGTCAGCGGCCTGCCGAGCGCGGACCAACTGGAGCGCGCCCCGCTGCCGGGCACCCCCGCGGCTGCCGCTGCGCCGGCCACCGCAGCGCCGTCCCTCGCCGTTCCACAAAGCCCGCTGGACAGGTTTGGCATTCCGCGCGAGGCCATCCTCGCTGACCTGCTCGGCAATGATGGCAAGGGCATTGCCAGCATGATTGACGAGCGCACCAAGCCTAACCTACAGGTGCATGACGGGGTGGTGGTGGACCTGAACCACACCGCGCCGGGAAGTTTCCTGGCCGGCACCGGCACATCGCAGGACGGCAAGTCGTGGATGCGCGTCATCGGCCCGGACGGGACGCCGCGCATCGTCGCAGTGCCTGGCGCAGCGGACACATATGCGTTGTTCGAGAGCGCGCGGCTGGGCACACAGAACAAGTACACGCTGCTGCCGCAGGACCAGCGGGACCACTACCCGAACCTGCCGCCGGGCGCCACGGTGGCGGATGCGATCGGGCTGGGCCAAGGCGCCCCTGG